GAAAGGGAAGTGAGTTATGGCGCTGAATGATTTTGCGAAAAATACGAAGGTCTCGATGGACTCGTCGAGGGCCGAATTGGAAAGACTGCTTCGTAGGGCGGGCGCGACCAAGACGATGACCGGATGGGACGGTAATACGGCGTTCGTGGCCTTCGTTCTGGAGGGCGTGCCAATCAGGCAGAAGGTGACAATGCCTTCGAGAGAGAGCTTCTCGAAGACCGGCCAGGGCAGGGACCGCAGGCAGGAGGCGGCACTCAGGGCCTGGGAGCAGGGCTGCCGGCAGAGGATGCGGGAGTTCGTGCAGCTCCTGAAGGCCAAACTGATAGGGGTTTCGATTGGCCTGCGGACAATCGAGCATGAGTTCTTTTCCGATATATGCCTGCCGACCGGTCAAACCGTGTTCGAACAGCAGGCCGAAGAGTTACATACGGCGATGGCGGCGGGCAGGATGCCGAAGATGCTTCTTGGAATATAACGGAGTGACATTATGGATTCTAAGGTGCATTTTGCGGTTATTTGGAAAGGGCTTCATGCCAAATCATGTGATAAAAACTGCTGGTTTATGAATCCTTTGAACCATCAATATACAACGGAACCGGGGAAAGTGACATGCAAAAAGTGCCGCAAAACAATCGAATTCGGAAAGGCAGGTAAAATATGAGTTTTGGATATAGTGTAATCACAACTCCCGAGCGAGAAATAGACGGATATATATACTGTGGAAAGTGTCAAACTAAATTGATGCTCGTATCCGCGCATGGAGAATGGAAGGTTGATTCGGAACCTTTTAAGGACGGGGAAGAAAAACCGGAAGATTGTCCGGACGAAGTGTTTCCCGGCGAGGTTACCGGTCATTATTGCGTAACGTGCGAAGTGCTGACAAGCCTGACATATAACCATTTTTGAAAAACAGTTAGTGAGGTAAATTATGAACGAAACGTATGAAATGATTATACTTGCGGACATCGTATTATCGAAGAACAATCCGCGGACGGTCAACCAAAAGAGCTTGAGCTTTATCGACCTTACCGAAAGTATCCGGGGACTGGGCGTTATCGAGCCGGTCCACGTGCGCCGCTGCCCGGAGAAAAAAGGCCGTTACGAGCTGCTGGCCGGCGAGCGGCGGTACCGGGCGTCACTCGAGGCGGGGCGAAAGGACATCAAGGCCATCAATCACGGGGACATTACCGACGCCGAGGCGTTCGAGATAACGTTCGCCGAGAACTTCGGGCACGAGGACCTTACGACTATCGAGCAGGGCCGGGCAGTGGGGATACTGCTGGAAAAGTATAAAGGCGACTACGTTGCGGCGGCGGCCAAACTCGGCAAGAGCGAAAAGTGGGTGCGGACCCGCGGCCTTATCCACAGCCAGCTTACCGGCGATTGGAAAGAGGCCCTGGCCACGGTGCCTGAATTGGCGTATCTGACCACGGCCCACCTGGCCCTTATAGCACGCTTCCCCGCCGATACGCAGAAGGCCATAGCCGGCCATATCAAACAGCATTACTGCCGGTACAGCGTGGCCGAGCTGGATAAGAAGCTTGCCGACTGGCTGAGACTGATAGCGAAGGCGCCGTTCGAGAACAATGACTGCCAAAACTGTCCGAAGCGAAGCGGCGCCCAGCCGGGGCTGTTCTCGGACAAGACGGAAGAGGACACCGGCAAAAACGATAAGTGCCTTGACCTTAAATGCTGGGACAAAAAGGAGATCAAGTTTAATAAACAAAAATTCGCCCGGCTCAGGGAAAAGTACCCGGGCGGTCTTATATGCGTGGCGAACGGATGGATGGGCGGCGGCGATGGGCCTAAAAAGCTGAAGAACAGCTTCGGAAAGATTATCAATCACTATGGATTCGATAAGGCCGGAAAAAAAGACAAAGGCTCGGTGCCGGCACTGGTGGTTTACGGGACCGGGAAGGGTAAGGTCATCTACGTCAAGGTCAAAAAACAGCAGTCAGAAAAAGCGGCGGCCGGTAAGCCGATGAGCTTGAAGCAGCTCCGGGCCGGGCTCGAGCAGCAGCGGTGGACAGGGACTATCAGGCGGTTCATTGAGAAAATAGAGAAGATACCGGCGGTTGACCGGGCGGGCAATCCCTATTCGAGATTTGCCACGGCACTGCTTATAGCGGCATACGGATCCGGTTCGCTTTTGTACGGAACAGAAAAAGGGCGATTCATGGCAAAGGCGGTAGAGGAGCACAAAAAAGACCCTGTCAGGGGCGATGTCATGGTGTTCGAGCAGCTATGGGAAAATGTCGCCGTTGGCCTGGAGAACCGGATGGATACGAACGGGTGCGAGGATTCTATATGCAAGGCCAAGCTGATATCGACATATTTCGGAATCGACCTCGATGATATATACGGCGAGGTCTGCAAAGAGAAAGAATTCGCCGAGCCGGCCGAATGGGCTCTCCTTAACGCGAACGGGATGCCGAAGAAAACTGCCTTAAAGGCAGGTAAGTTAAAAAAGGTGAAAGTGACTAAATCCGCCGCGGCGGATAAAGTTGAAAGCGAAAAATGAAAACGGCAAGTGAAAATAAGATGAAATATAAGGCTATCCTGCCGTATTTCGGGGGTAAGAGGAACCTGGCGGCTTATTCGAATGATAAATAAAGGAGTGACATTATGAAACAGACGGAAATCAAATTCTTTACAACCGACGGCTCGGACGTGTGGGTCTTCGAGAAGTTACGGTTAGTGGTGGACCTTCGCAACGCGGCCACCGGAGAGACGGTGACGTGTGAAAAAGGCGATCCGAGGTTCCGCCCGGCGGAGATCAGGGTCGCCGAGAACAAAATCAGGGCGAACAAAAAGGCCGAAGTCAAAAAGAAATCACCGGTGCGAAATAAAACAGCCGCCGAAAGCAAACCCCGCCGCAGCAAAACCTCCAAATTCAAAGGCGTGGGCAAAAACAAAGACGGCAAATTCGTCGCCACTTACTGGGACGGGGCCAGGAAAAAGGCCGTGCACCTGGGCGTGTTCAAGGGTGAGCTGCTCGCCGCAGCGGCCTACCAGGAGCATATCGGCAAAAAGAAAGAGGCGGACCGCTTGAGAGAGGAGCATCAGGAAGGGGACGGCCCGCCGGAGCCAGACTCAAAACACAAAACTCGAAAATCGAAAATTATTGGCACGGACAAAAGAATCGAGGACCTTAAGGGGCCGGTGACTTACATATGCGCCGGGTGCGGGCAGGACTATGAGGTGAAAACGCTCAAGTGCATAAAATGCGGAAGCTGCGCCATCGAGCCGGTCCGCCTGGCAGCGGCCGCGGCGACGCCGGCGGTGCATACGAGAAGAATTTAAGTCCGACGGCGGAAGATTGAGAATTATTTATGGCGACAGACCTCGAAGAGATCGGATCGAGTGCCTTTGAGGCATATAAGCAATGAAAGGCGATGCGGACATAAAAGAAATACATGGCATCATCGAGGCGGCCAATGCCCTGCAGGGGCGGCTCGATAAGCTCGCGGCCCGGCAGACGTTCAGTATTGTTCAGCAGAAGGCCGTCGCCGATGCGGCAAATAAGATGCGGGACATACGCGGCTGGGGCCTGTCGATACTGCTGGCGGCCTTCGACGATGAGTACGCAGAGAAGATGAAGAAACTGACCATCGCCGCGAAACGCGGCGGATTGCAAAGTGACTAAAGTAATTACGAAAGGAAAATGAATATGTATTATTATTCTGGACAAAATTATAATATCAGCTCACGCATGGCGAGAGAAAACAGAAACACTCAAGGTGTTTGTCTTCAATTCTATACACACGAAAGTATGGAGGGGTCTGCTGGTTGGGTTCCACTAACAAGTGAGGATTTCTGGCCTATATGCCCATCAGTGGGTGATACATTTATCATGAAATCCTACTACGATCATGCTTGTGACGAAGAATCAGTGGAGAAAACGGCTTATAAGCGATGGAAGGTAATAAGTAGGAACATTATATGTTCTGGGCCATCCGCAAAAGAAATGAATGGGATTGTTTTTATTTTGGTGGAAAGGATAGATGGTGAGTCAAGTGATTCTTAACCTTACGAAGAGAGGGCAGAAAAAATTCTTCCCAACTGGACATATTGGGGAGAGGGCATAGTTTTAATAAAGAAAGACCAATGGTTCAAGTCGAGAAAGAAAATTATTGGTCTTTTGAAACAGCTTCACAAGGCAAAAGTCGAGAGGAGTAATTATTATGACATTCGATGAATGGTATGCGGAATTGAAAGAGTTGGCCGAAAAAAACGAATTAGGCTGGTTAATACCTCCGAAAGAGGATTATCCGCATGATGCTTTTGACGACGATTTGACCCCGGAAGAAGCATTGAATGATGAAATTAGTTACGCGATAAAAGAGTAAATAACATGGCAAAGGCAAAAATCCAAGTACAAAAGAGTATTGAAGGACGGTGACAGATGGAACCATTGAGTGATAACGAAGGCGATTCATCAAATAGTCAATAGTAAATCGTAAATAAAAAATCGATTATGTCACGGAAGACATCAAAAAAAGCATCTGCGAAGCAGACCAACCGGAAACGGCTTCCGTTTCCGGGGCATCTCGCACGCCGTCTCGGCTTCGAGTGCGAGGACCTTGCGGCGGCGGATATCGTACTTCATGCCGAGCGGCCTTTATTACGCAAGACCCTGGCCGGCTACTGCGGGAAATATCCGCCTATAAGGCAGGGATTCGAGCGGGGCCAGCTATTACGCAAAGTCGGCGATTGTGCCGAGACGATGACGGTCTCCCAGGCGGCCAGGTGGCTGGGTTATGCCGACGGCCTTGCGTTTCGAGCCGTATTAGACAGTGACGCCGAGGTGAGGGACGTATGGGACAATAAGAAGCTTGAAACAATCGCCCGGGCCCGAAAGGGGGTATTGGGCCTGCTCGATAAGGGGGATGCCCGGGCACTGAAGCTGCTGGAATTGATTGCACGCGATGAGCTGCAGGGCCAGGCCCAGGGTGCGGACTTTACGCGGATCGGGATAGTCCAGCTTGCCGAGCTGTTCGGGTACAGCCGCCAGGCGGTGAACGAATGGTACAACGATAAGGGCCTGCCGAGAAACTCCGACAATACCTTCGATCTGAAGACGACTATCAAGTGGTTCGAGGACTTCACCCTGAAAAAAGCGGCCCGGGGCAAGAGTACCATCGGGCCGCTGAATCCTTTTCAGCAGGTAAAGACCGAGCGCGAGCGGCTGCGCCTCCTCGAGGACAGGGGTGAGCTGGTCAGCCGCGGGTCGGCCATCGGCTTTCAGATAGCACAGCTCCAGAACGTTATTAACGCATTCGATAAGATAGCCGACTACGCCAACCTGATGTTCGGCCAGCCGAGGGAGGAGATCGTAAAGGTTTTAGAGGACCTGAGAGACGATTGTTTCGCCCGATTGGCGGCGGTGCCCGAACAATTGAAACTGCCGGCGGAGGCGGGTGAAATACTGACTCAGTTGTACGAGGTTTTAACTAATAATAATCATGCAGGCAATCTCTGAGACAACCGAAAATATATCTGCTAAGGCAGTTGAGTTTTTCTCACCCATGCCCGTAAGTGCCGAGCATACCGAGATACTGGCGCCGAGGAAGAAGCGGCACATGCTGGACTGGATGGAGAGCTTCTTCATACTGCCGGACAAAAGCTCGAGGATCAAGGGGCCCTGGTCGGCGGCCATAACACCGTACTGGCGGACGGTCATCGACTGGCTCTGCGATATGACGACCAGGGTGATATGGGTGTATGCGGCGACCCAGGTGGGGAAATCGACCATAATGACCGGGTGGATGGGCTACGTGATCGACGTTGACCCGGGCCCTATGAAGCTGGTGCTGCCGGACAGGAAGGTGTGCAAAAAACGCATCAAGAGAATAAAGCCGATATTCGCCAACTCGCCGAGGGTGCTTCGTCACCTGGGCGGTGACATTCGCAACCTCAATATCGGCGAGCCTACCGACCTCGATAACATGATGCTCACTTTGGGCTGGCCGACGGCGCCGGGGACGCTGGCCGACGATCCCTGCAGGTACGTCGGCGGCGATGAGGTCTGTGAGTGGGAGCAGGACTTAAGGGACGATACGGACCCGCTCAGTAAACTGGACAACAGGGTGCGCACTTACGAGACGGTATCGAAGCAGTTCTATATAACCAGTCCGAAGAACGCCGGCGACCTGGCCGACCGCAATTACGAGGACTGCCTCCGGTACGATGTTTGGATACCGTGCCCGGAGTGCGGGAAGTTTCACATAGCGAATTTTATCAACGTTAAGCTCGACAAGGACTCCGAAGGCGGGTTCCTTAAGTCGGCCGATTATAAGAAGGGCGGGCATGCCCGGTACGTATGCCCGCACTGCGGTTCGCTCTGGACGGAGCTGGAGAGAAAGGCCGCCGTATCCGGCTACCGGGCCTGCCCGGCCGGCTGCACGATAGACGACAGCGGCAAAATAGCAGGCGACTATACCGAATCGCCCAGAAAGGCGATAAGGATCCCGGCCGTTCTTGTCGATCCGATGTTCACGACCGTGGATACCCTGGCGGCCGATTATGCGAACGCGATGCGCCATCGAAAGGCGGGCAATATCAATCCTTACAGAAACTTCCGCAATAACCAGGAGGCGATTGCCTGGGAGGAGAGGGAGAGGGAGACTTCCATTACCCAGCTCAGGCGGCATATCAGTGATTACCCGATGAGGCGGGTGCCGGCGGGCGTGCAGATGATCTGCGGCGGTATAGACGTCCAGGCCGACCACGTGTGGGCGACGGTCAAGGGCTACGGCTACCGCAACCAGCAGTGGCTGATATGGGCGGGACGAATAGAGACCGGCCATACCGGCCGGGCCGGCAACTGGGACATTGTGGAGAATTTCGTGCGCGGCGAATGGCCTTCGATGCTCGACGAGGAATTCAAATTCAGGCTGGCCAAGACGGCGATAGACTGCAGGTACCAGAGACCCGAGCGGGATGAGGAGTCGAGCGCCGTATATGACTTCTGTCTCCGTTTCGGCGAGGGTTACGTTGTGCCGGTCATGGGCTACGGCAGGGTCAGGATGAGATACGCATCGTACCGGGCGGCCAACGTGGCCGGTAAAGCGCTGAAGCGGTTCGACCTCAACGTTGACATGGCCAAGGACAGGCTCTGGCAGCTTCTTTACGATAAGGCCCGTGAGCCCGGCCCCGGGTACATGCACCTGCCTGCGGATATTTCAGAAGACATACTCAGGCAGCTTGCCTCCGAATCGCAGATGCTCAAGAGGCAGAAAGGCGGCAGGGAGATTGTCGTATGGGTAAAAAAAGAGGGGTTCCGCGAGAACCATACGTGGGACACGAACGTTTACGCCGACTTCGCCGCCGAATTGGCCGGGGTGTTCCACCTGCAGGACATCGATATGACCGTGCATATAAAAGGCGGTAAAAAGAAGAAACAGACCGGGTACCCGGGCGGCTCGGACTACTGGGACGGGGTCCCGAAACTGCACTGGGCGTAGGATAAATGATGAATGATAATGATTACTGGGACAATATCCCCGACCTCGACCTGCCGGGCGGCAGGCGGCAAAAGAAAAGGCCGCCCGCCGCCAATGAAGACGTTGTCATTTATACGAAGGTCAGGTGCCCGAAGTGCGGAAGCGACAAGTGCCCGGTCTATGACAGCAGCCATCTGCCTATCAGATATCACAAATGTTCCGACCCGAATTGCGGTTACACGTTCAAGAGTATCGAGGAAAATTACAAATCGTCTTGAAAAATTATTTTACCTCGAATTTTACGAAATTTTTTGATATTTATTTTGCACTAAAACCATTGTTTTTCGCTCAAAAACACGCATTATTAAAAATATTTTAAGAACACCTGAATTTTATGATTGACAAAAACCGATTATAGTTATACAATTACAATAGAATTGATAATTAAATAATGGACTTTGAAAGGATCGAAAAATGAAACGCACAAAAGTACAAATCGAAAGGCAGACCCAAAAGGCATATCTTGTATCTGATAATTCCGGCCGCAGAGGCTGGATCCAAAAAAGATGGCTGTCAGCCGATAATACCGTCGCTGAAAAAACACTCGTCAAGGCCGATGAGAATTGCAGGGCGAGGCAGGCCGCATACTCCGAGGCGAAGGTCCATTCCGAATCCTTGCACGCGATCACAAAAAAGGTCAGGGAGACCGAGAAGGCCCTGGCGGTCGAGGTAATATTGGAATTTTGCGACGTCGAAAAAATAGTTGACAAGATGATCTGGATTCCGAAGTCGCTCGTAAAAGACAACTCGGTGCCCGGCTGGTTCATCGTGAAAAAACTCAACGAGCTGCTCGAAGAATACCGGATGAACTTCAGCCGCTTCGGAAGCGTTATGATCGATTCGGTCGGAGTCGCCGATTTCGATAGCTGTTTTGCAATGTAAACATTATTTTGAAGGGGTCGAAAAATGAAAACCGAAACGAAAGAAAGAATCTGGGAAAAGGCAAAAGCGGCAATATTGGCCGGTGACGTCAGCTTAAAGTTTATACGCCTGATCGGCGACCGCCTGGCTGCTCCACATCCTGTTTACGGGTTCAGCCCGTCTAATATTATGTTCCTGCCTGATGAAGTGACTCAATTGGCGGGCGGCGATTATATCGCGGCGTTGAAATCCGCAAGAGAAGCTGAATTAAAAAAGAATGCAGAGCATTTTCGTAAAGCGCGTGAAATTGAGGAAAAACAGAAGGCCGAGCATCGTGACGATAGGGTATGGGGATTGACTGGGGTTTATTTAGAAGAATCGACAGGTCCCCGGTGGACTCTGCGAGAGCTTGAGGCGTTTAAAGATTGGAGCGGTTATTTGAAATTGGAATACCCCGCCAGGGGCGAAATACACTTCACGCGATTTGCGGCGGACGGCAGTGACATTATCGAATCTTTCGATGAGTCGGCAAGGTGGGAAGATGTGTGCAACGATGGCCCGCCATACAGCAGTTATAGAGATTTTGTTCGAGAGCTTGAAAAATATACGAAACAGGCCGAACAGCCAACAATCGATGAATTATTGGAAAAGATTGATTTATTTTAAGCATTTTTCGATCAGGCCTCTTGCCTCGTAGGCGGGGGCCTGGTCTTTATAAAGGATGAATGAGCAATGATTGATTTTCGCAAAGAAATCAAAGCACGCATGAAAAAACAAAAGATCAATACCCCCGAACTTGCCAGGCGGGCCGGCCTTAACGCCCAGACCATGTATAATTATCTTGCCGGCAAAAGCGAAATGACGACCGCCAACCTGGAAATCATTCTTGAAATTTTGCAAGTAAAAAAGTTGGCTTAATATTATTTTTTAAGGATAAACGATATGAAAGAATTTAGATTTGCGTGGAACGGCAGAGTTTACAGCAAAAAAGAGACTAATATGATATTGGTGACAATGATTGCGGCAATTGTACCGGTGATAATTATTGCCGTTGTTATCTGTGATTTAGTTGAGAAATTGAGGTGATATTATGGCCGCTTGCGGAAGTGATGAATGCAAAATAAAACATGAAATCGAAAAACTGAGTACCGAAATCAGGGACTCTATGGCCGAGAGCAACATCGAATTGGATGACGAGGGGACCGGGGAGCTCAGGGAAATATTGACCGAGTTCAGCAAGTCCGGCAATGAAAAGGAAAAGATAAAAAAACTGACGAAGTTTATTGTTAGACAAATGATAGCAAGGCCGCTTGTCAAAAAAGTTATGGCGGATTTTAGGGAAGGAGTTTTTATCTAATGGACAAGTTTAACAGGCATTCGTTTATGAAGATGTAATGAGGTGTGAAATGTCAATCAAATATTATGATCACTTTAAAGTTAAATTACTGAAATTGATAAACCAAAACCCGCCTGATGAGACAAAAACGAAATCAAAGATAAAAATCAGGGGCATGGGCAAAAACTTATTTTCTTTATATGTGAACAAATGCATGCATGGACATCCGTTGATTTTTAAAAACGGGATACCATTCTGCGTCACCTGCGATGAGGAAATCAATCTATATCAAATAAGATCAAGATTCGATAGCTGGCTTATAAATAGAAAAGCGATGGCCCGAAGAGGCGTTAAGATAGAAAGCTTTAGAGAATACGCGAAAGGATTCTGCGGAGAAGAAAGACTTTGATTTTAATCGAAGAAAGGTAAAATAACAAAAGGGAGGTATCAATATGGAATTAAGCAGACGCGGATTTATGAAGATGTGCGGCATTGCGGTTGCAGCGCCTGCGGCACTTGTAGGGGTCGGCGGCCATGACAAAAAATTATACGCCGCCGATCTGCAGCGTATAATGGCACGGATAAAGGCTGAATCGATTCGCACGGTTACTTACAATGTAACCCTGTCGGATGACAATCACAGTTGCCCAATCGATTGGCTTAGATTTACGGTATTAAAATGAATCATTTAGCAAAAGAAACAAGGCAGCTTTAGGCTGAAAAAGCTGATTCGGCCCATATTCTACCTGCCTTAAAGGCCGAAAATAAATTTTCACCTTATTACTAATTATTAGTAATCACCCCCTTTACGGCTAATCTTCATATCACCGATACTGATAATATGCAGACGGCAATCGAGACAATCGAAGAGATAGTCGGTGATATCGAGGACATTCAAAGGAAGATCCTTTCGATAGAGGCGTCCGCCGGCGAATTCACCGAAAAGCAAGCAATGGCCAAAGACAACGCCTATAACGGGCTCGAATGGTTTAAGGGCTATAGTATCGACCGATTCAAAAGGGCATTCAAAGAGGAGGACAGCTAAATGGCAACGTTGGCTGAGCAGCTTGCTTCGGTCCAGACGGCGATATCGAATGTAGAGTCGAAGGGCCAGTCGATAACGGATGGCGACCAGACCA